GTCGAAAGGTCGATGATCCTGCCACCGTCGCGCTGATTGCCCGCGCCCGGGTTGTCGCCGAACGACAGCTTGACGCCGCCGATCACCGGATCGGCCGCACCCGCCAGCCCGAAACTGAACTTCGATTTGGACGCCGACGCGGCTTTGGCGGTCTGTCCGGCAATCGCCATCGCCTTTTGCAACGACACGCCAAGAGCCGCCGACAGCAACCAGGCCTCTGCCGTCGCCCCGGCGATGCCCGCTGCCATGTTGACCGACGCCACACCGCGCGCCGCATCCCAAGCGTCCAGCAGACCATCGGCCACATCTCCAGCAATCCCGGCTGACGCCAGACCCGCCGCATAGATCTCGCGCTCGGCCGCCACGCGGGCATACTGCACCTGCAGACTGTCTTCGCCGTATTGGGCGATCAGCGATTGCATCGCGGCTTCCTGCTGAAGGCCCGCCAGCATCTGACCCGCCGTCGCGGCAACCGCCTGCGCCCGCGTGGCCTCGCTGACCGCCAGCCGTTCGGCCAGCGCGGCGCGCAGGGCCTGCGCCTGATCGCCCTGCGCGTCGATGCCGAGTTTCTGGATATCGGCTTCCAGGCTTTGCCGCGCATGTTCGGCCTCGATCCGGCGAACCTCGGCGCTGCGCTCGCCCCAGACCCACGCCGCCGCCGCCAGCTCGTTGCGCCGCTCTTCGGTTTGCAGCAGTTCGCTCGCACGGTCCTTTGCCGCATCGGCCGCGCCGGACCCGCTGAATGCGGCCTCGGTCTCGGCCGTGCCGATCGCGATTTCTGCGAGGTTGCTCAGAAGCGTCTTGGCCGCGTCACCCAGGCCGGTGACAGCGCCTTCGCCCGCCATGGCTTTGCCAAGCTCGCCCAGCCTGGTCACAACCCCTTCAACTTGCCCGCTTTCGGCAAGAGCGTCGATTTCCGCGCGCATGCGCTGGAAGTCTTCATACGGCAGGGATGTGCCAAGGGCGGCGAATTTTTCGGCCGGAAGGTCGACCGTTTGCAGGGCGCTGCCGCCGGCGCGCGCCTCGAAAGCCGCACCAATCCCGACGATTGCGCGTTCCCACCATTTGGGTTCAATCTGCGCGTCGAAGGTTGACTTCAGGGTTTCACGCAGTTTTGACAGTTGCGAGGCGCGGTCGAGATCCAGAAGTGCGGTCTGCAAACTTCTGACGTCGCCCTCCATCGCGCCGAACCTGGCACCGAGATCGACATCCCGCAGCATTTCGGCCCCGGTCCGGACGTCCGCCATCGTCTCGTCAAGACTGTTCAGCCGGTCTTCCAGCGACAGACTCTCCCCGCCGAATGCCATCAACGCCTGAATGCCGTAGGCCCCCAGTGCGATCGCGGCAAAGGTGACCAGCGACAGCGGGTTCAGCATGGCGGTGAACGACCCCGCAATCGCCGGTCCCAGTTTCAGCCCGTCGGCGCGCATCTGATCGAAAATCTGCGTCACCTGGCTGCCCTGCTGCATCATCAGCATCAGGGGGGCCTGCCCCGTCGTGGCCATCATCAGGATGTCATTGGCCTGAAACCCAAGTTGCGTCGTGTAGGCAGCAGACGCGCGGGTCTGTCCTATCATCTGCGCCGTCATCGGCACCATTGCCTGGGCAGCGCGTCCGCGGGCGGCGGCTGCCTGCCCAGACGATACCGCCCCCAGACGCTCGGCTTCGGCGATTTCTTCCAGTGCCACCTCGTACTGGCGGCTGGCCGCGACAAGCGGGTTGTACCGGGCGCGCAGTTCTTCCAGGCGGGCAGCCTGCTGCTGGATGATGCCGTTCATCGGGGTCATCGCCGCCGAGGCCCTGTCCCGGGCAGCAGCGGCCTCACTGGCCGAAACAGCGCCCAGCCGTTCGGCCTCGGCAATGTCGATCAGCGCGGCTTCATACTGCCGGGACGCCGCAAACAGCGGGTTGTACTGCGCGCGGATGTCGTCCAGCGCCTGCCCGTACTGGATCTGTGCTGCGACGCTGTTTTCAGTCGCAGCCTTGATGCCGGTCTGGGCGTTGATCAACTGCTGTGCGGCGGTGACCTGCGACGCGAGGCTGCCCGTCGCACTGTCGATCGAAACATCCAACGCCGCCATGGCCGCGCGCAACTGGATCGCCGTTCGGGCCATGAGATCATGCGCAAGGGCGGCTTCGCGCCCCGAGATCGCGCCCAGTTCCTCAGCAATCGTCACCTCGCGGATCGCCTGCTGGACAACCTGGTACTGGCTGACCATCGGGTTGATCGTGGCGCGGATTGCACCCAGTACGGCAGAGTAATCGACCCCGGACCGCGACGCATTTTCCAGATCGGCGGCGCTGGCCAGACCGGCGCGGCCCATGCCGCCGATCTGCGGGGCTGCGCTCAGCGCTGCCCGGCCTGCCGCGATGGCCCCCTGTGCGAGGGCATCCGTCGCCTGCCGGGTCTGCGCCAGTTCCGCCTTTGCCTGGGCGGCGTTGGCGCTGACCAGCAGGCTGATACGCAGTTCACCGGACACGGTTCAACTCCTCGATGGCCGCCACTTCGATCAACCGGACCTCATTCCAAAGGTCCGGCGTTGTTGTGAGGCCCGCCAGGTCCAGCGCCGCCGGAACCGCGCCATAGTCGAGCCCTTGCCAGACAATCCGCGCCCCCCAGTTTCCCGAGAGCGCGATCGCCCGCATCTGCCCCGAAATCGCACACCAGACGCGCCAGGCGGGCAGATGAACCTCCCACAACCCGTCGATGTCGCAGACCTCGTCAAGTTGCAGATCAAGACCCATGGCGCGGGCATCGGCGATGGCCTGCTGGCGATGATCGGGGCGGCTGTCGGTCCGGGTTGCGTCACCGCGCGCCCAGACCTTGCCCGCCCACATCAGTTTCCCCGTTTCGCCCCCGACAGCCCCAGCTGGTAGGCCTGGATCAGCGCAGGACGCACGAACACGTCCTTGATCAGAAACTCCCGGTTGGCGTCCGTCACGGCGAAAACGCTGTCTTCTTCGCCGTCCCGCCCGTCGGTCAGGCCTTCCCAGCCTGCGAACACCCGGCTCAGGAATGCTTCCTGATCCGCGAGTGTCGCCAGCCGGTGTTCGGACAGCTCGTCAGAATTCAGCGCGGTAAAATGGCCGACAAAGCTGTGCTCCTCGGTGCCCTCGCCGGTTTCATCGGGCAGATGCGCCTTGACGCGCATCTTGAACAGACGGTTCTTGACGATCTTCATCGAACGCTTCCTTCAGGTGAACGCGAGGGTGAACTGGTCGTTGCCGCTGGTCGGCAGCGGCACATATTTCAGGGGCCATTCGACCACACCGTCCTGCTGCTCCAAGCCGGATGGGCGTTGGATCTGCGCAGCGGCCACCGCCAGCGTGCAACGCTTGCCCGCAGCCGTGCCATGGATCAGGCTGATGGCCTGTGTCGTCTGGGCGGCCGCGAGGCTGAACGGGTTGTAAGTCGCCAGCGCAACCGCCTCGATCGTCGCGTCGATCGTCTCCGAGCGGTCGGGAATGATGACGCTTTCCGACCGGATCAGGAACCGCGTCTTGACCTCGTTGCCTGCCATCAGGGCGAACTGGCGCAAGATCAGCGATACTGCGCCGACCGTGAAGGTCGGGGTGTTCGCGCTGGTTGCGACCTCCGGTGCCTGGGTCAGCTGGGTGCCGTAGGTCGGGGTCGGCAGGGTGACGGCAGCGGGCTGGCTGAACAGGCCGGTCATCTCGAACTCGAGGAACACGACGCCCTGCGCCGTGACCCGGTAGGTGAACGTCCCGCGCGCGCCCTTCAGGACATAGTTGGTGCCATCGCTGTTGAAGTAGATGGTGCAGCTTTCATGACCCGAAGACACCGGGTTGTAGGTCACGGACGTCGCCGCGACGATCGTTTCAGCCATCGCGCAGGCCCGCAACAAAACCGCACTGGCTGGGGGTGTCCCGGCGACACCTGATCCCTTCACCTCGACCTTGAACGAGATCTTGGAATAGAGCCCGGTCGGGATGGTCGGCCGCGCGCCCAGATAGGGGCGTTCATGGCCGCGCGTGACATCCTGCCCCTCCATCGGGGTCAGCTTCACATCCTCCGCCAGAATGGCGTTGGCAGCCCCGGTCGGCACGGAATCGGTGCCATAGGTGCCTTCGATTTTCACGAGCAGTGCTTGCAGCCGCCAGAACATGGATCAGCCCTCCTTTTGCGGGGTTGCGGCGGCCCGTTTGGCGGGTGCCTTGGACGCGGGCTCGACGGCTTCGCCGACGGACTCCGTCGTTGCATCTGCGTCTTCGGCTTGGGTCAGAGCGCCGTCTGGCTGTCGCAGATAGCTGCCACCAGTGGCGGGCAGCGGGTGATGAGTGTCGGTCATTGGGCAGCTCCCGTCAGAAATCGTGAGGTTTCCCATGTCTGGGCGTAAATGCTGACGCCGTTGCCCAAGCCCGAACTTTCGCCGCCCACCAGCGCCACGCTGTCGCTGCCGGGGGACGGCTGCCATCCGGCCAGCAACTGTTCGATCTCGTGCTTGCGCGCTTCAAAGCGGAGCGCACGGGCAGAGCCCTGCGGATCGCCGTGTTCACGGATCAGCAGGACCGTTACGAATTGAACCTGGACAAACTGACTGTGACCGCCGGTCGCGTTGCGCGCCGGGCGGGCACGTTCACGGTACGGCACGACAAAGACGGTTCCGTCATCTGCCGCGACGGCTTTGCCGACGATGCTTTCGACATCTTCGACCACCTGCACGGCGGTGAAGGTGCCATCGTCATGCAGCCGGTTGTAGACCAGGGCCAGCATCACCACCCCGTCAGTTTCGTCGAGCTGAACACCTGTGCGGGATGTTCGGCCAGATGCACACCGCCCGACCCTGCCGGAGTTTGCCCTGTTGCATCCGGCAACGTGATCCGACCGGCCGCCACATCCTTGAGGGCTGCAATCGCGTCGCGGTAGTCGGCCACGACGTGGTCGGGCGGTCCGTTGCGATGCAGCATGTGCCGGGCGATCGACACGGCCCAGGTGCGCACCAGACTTGGTGTCGCGACCAGCGGCAAATCGAACCTGGTCCGCAGGTAGCCGTTCACGGTGTTGTCGGCGTCTTGCAGCGCTGCCGCGATGACGGTGGCATCTGCCACACCATCACGGTCGCGATCCGCAATCTGGCGGATTTCGTCGTCACCGGCGCGGGCGATCAGATCGGCGAGAACGGCATAGGTCACTCGCCTGCGTCCTCCGGCAGAACGCTGCGACCGGGTCTGAAGACCGCCCTGTTCATCGCCATGAAGCCCTTCTCAATGTCGGTCCGGGCAATCGCCAGCCAGCGCTGGTCTGTCATTGATCGGCAGGCCAGCACGTCGAGCTGTCGCAAAACCCGCTCCTCCAGCGCTTTGTTGAGGTTGACGGCCTCCACCGCCGCATCGGTCTGCGGACGATAGCCAGAGACGGGCAGGCCGTTGTGGGTGGCATCCATGGTCATCGACTTTCAAAAGGGGGATGCGCGGGCCGACAGGGTGGTCGCCCCGCGCGAGGGGCTGATGTGTCAGCCCGTGGTCGCCTTTCTGGGGTTGGCTCCCTTGGCGATCTTGGGGGGTGCGGCGATCTCGGCCCGAAGATCGGCCACCTCTGCGACAAGGCGATCGCGTTCGGCGATCACCGGCCCGAGTGCGGCCGCGATGGCGGCGTCGACGTCGGCGTCCGCGATCCGCACTTCAGGGTCCAGACCGGTGTCTTCAGGTTTTGCCCCGGGCGCACGCCGGATGCCGCCAACTGATCGGCGATGTCGTCGTCGACCTCGCCTGACCAGCCCGGCATGCGCCAGTCAGCGCCGATCTTGGCCGGACCGCTCAGAATGATTTGCCGGGCCATCAGACCAGCCCTGCGTTCTGGAACAGGAACCCCCCTTCGGCCCCGACCACATACGGGCGGCGCTCGGTCTTGGTCGGGTAAATCCAGCTGTCGTTGGAATTTTCGTAGTACGGCTTCGAAACCTGCGGATAGCCCTTCAGCTCGTAGGTATAGGCGAAGGCCGGAACCTGATAGGTTTCGCCCTGGCGCGGAACGTAGGCCAGAACCGCGTCATCACCCCAGATGTCCGTCGCCATCGCCGTGTCGGCGGCCGTTTCGGGCAGAAACACCGCCTTGCCGACCTCGACACGTTCCAGATCGAAAAACGCCGCCAGCATCATCATCGTGATCGACTTGTCGGACGTGTACTTGAACTGCTCTTTCACCTTCTGGTGCCGCTTGAGCGCCTGCGCCGCCGTCGGCCCCAGCAGCAGGGTGTTGGGATAGCGCCCGATCGACCGGCGGATCGCCTCGCGACCGGCGTTGATGTCAGCCTCGGGATCCGAGGCCGCGTTGGTCCAGCGCGCCGTACCGGTCAGCGCGACGCGATGGTTGGCATCATAGGTGGCCGTTGCACGCACCAGCTGAGCGCATTCGTATTCCAGCCCCAGATCAATCGAGTCGATCACCATGTTGATCGCCGCCGCCGCGAGGTCGATCCCGGGAACCGACTCTGCCTCTTCCTGGTGTTCGACCGGCACGACACCTTCCAGCGCGTCCTGCACCAGCGAAATCGGGTCCGACGCGTAGCCATACTGGACCCGCTTCTTGTCGGCCCCCGGCGCGCGTTTGGTGTTCAGCATCCGGAAGCTTTCCTTGCCGAACCTGATCACACGCATGCCCCGGTTGGGCACCATGACGCGGGGGAACAGTACATCGGCCACGAAGTCGCTGTTGCGGTAACCGCGCGCATGGGTCGACAGGATCGGGTCGATGACAGCGGCGGTGCGGGTGTTGACGGGGGGCATGGGCGTGGCGCTCCTTAACGGATGAGAATTTCGACGAACTCGCCGTCGGCGGCGGCGTTCATGGCACTGGCGAACGCATTCACGCCTGCGCCGACGGTCTGCACGCCGCCTGCGGCTGCCGAAACGACGCGGGCACCAAGGGCTATCGCGCCGACCGCCTTTACGCGAACCGTCCCGATCGTCAGCACGGCGATCATGTCGCCCGCAACGGTCGAGGGGTGTTTGGCCACGCCCAGCACCACCGCATCAGCCGTGGTGATCTTGGCCCCGTTGAAGCCGACCAGATCGAAGGCTTCGAATAACCCGGTCGTCTTGACCGAGACGGACTGGATGTCCTGGAAATACTGCATGTCTGCTCCTGTCAGGATACGGCGCGAACCGCCGCAAGGTAGTCGGTGCCGGGATTGGCGCGCTGGTGGGCTTCCGCCTTGCGGTGCACTTCCAGTTGCTCGGGATCAACCGCTGCGCCGTCGGCTGCGAAAGCGGCGACGTGCTCGGCCCCGCCTGCCGGAAGATCCATCGCCCCGAAAAGCACCAAGGGCGGCTGTTCAACCAGGATCGCTCGCAGCGCGTCGCCGGCAGGAACGAGTGCCTCGCCTTCGGCAAAACTGACCGTGGCGTGACCCGGCAGCGCATCCAGAATCGCAATCAACCGTGCCTTCGAGGAAGGCAGCAGACGCCCGTCTGCCACCAGCCTCTCGGCAAAGTCGGCATTCCCGGTCCGCGCGATGGCGGCCTCGCGGGCAGCAATGCCTGCCTCGCGCAGATCGAGTGCCGCGTCACGGTCGGCAAAGGCCGGATCGGGGGGCGCAAGCGGCGCGGGCGAAGAAAGTTCAGCGGCGGCAGTGGACAGTGCGGAAAAGCCCGGACGATTGCGATCCAGCTCGACGCTGCCCAGCCATTCGATCCGCCATGCAGGAAGCGCCTTGTCGGCGTCATCCAGACCGAACTTCTCGATGAAGAAGTCGCGCAGCGACCGGAACAGACTCGAGGTTTCCTCGAACGCGGTTTCGGCAAAGGCGGCAGCAAACGTGACAGCCTCGGCATCCGGGATCGAAAACGCCACATTCTTAAGGCCCGGCACGCCCGGGGCCGCCCCGCCCAGAAATCCGACATGGCGCGGATACCAGGTGCCGGGGGCCGGGTTTGCCGCCGCGGTGGGCGGAAAGAAAGACAGGCTGACCTTTTTGTAGCGACCGGCCTTCACAGCTTCGGCAAAGGCGGGATCGATCTCGCCCACCTCGGCAAACAAGCGCTCTGCCACAGGGTCGTATTCAAGTCGCTCGACCCAGCCATAGGCGGGGGCATCGACCTCGGGGTGACCGACGACAATCGGGGCCGGGGCATTTTCCCGGTCATAGGCATCGGCGACGGCGCGCAGGTCTGCCGCCGAAAATGTCAGCGCCGCCCCCTTCATCGGGGTGAACGTGCCAGGACGGAAAACTTCGATGCGGGCGGTGACGGACATAGGCGGGGTCAATCCAGTTGGGCGGCTGGAGACACCATGCAGGCGCAAGATTGGCAGATAGACCGGACATCACGTCCGGTCAGAAAGGCTCGCGCGGGAAACGGCAGACCTGAACGGCTTTCCGCTGCACTCTGAGCGACGATGCCTGACGCCGCAAGCCTGCGCCTCGTCGGACGGCGCGCAATTGGGTCATCCTGCGTTTCTAACGGGGTCTTAACGGGGGTCCGCGACGGCACTGCCATGGCAGGCGGGCAAAGACCGGTGATTGCCGCTGGCGGGCCGGAAATCCGATCACGCTGTTTCCTCGCCAAGCCAGTCTTCGGCGACGCGGACGATCTCGATCTCGTCCGCAGCCGACAGCCCCAGATAGGGCCGCGCAGGCATGACCACCTGGTGGGCAGGGATGGTCACGTCCGTGACATGGTTTGCCGAATCTCTGGAAACGAAGGGGCGATGGACGCGTCCCGTCTCGGGATCCTTGAACCGGTAGACCTTTGCCGGCCGCGCCGGTTTGTCGATCGTGCCGCCAAGCTGATGGATCGCCGCATACTCGACAGGCGAGCCGACCCGGACGCCGTCCGCCTCGACGCGGGCGCTCATGTTGCTGGCAAGGTGCTTGGTCGCATTCAGAATGGTAATCGGGGTGTGGCCCTTGCGCTGCCGCGCCCGGATCGTCGCCGCCTTCAAGGGTGCCCAGGGCGCGCCACCAGGTGCGGTCTGATCGTCAAAATTCCGCGGCACCGCAATGTCGACCAGATAGCTGCCGACCCGCTTGTAGAACCCGATCGGACGATCCATGCGGCCGACAAGTTCGGCCAGGCGCTGCCGCAGATCGGCATCCGACAGCTCGACGGTAAAGCTGATTCCGGTCATGCTGGAAACTCCGCTGGAAGCGTGGTATCATTGTGGTGTCGAAACGGCGAGGCGGTGTGTGCCCTCGTAGCCGTCAGATGCGGCGGCCAAAGCACCTTGGCCGTCATTTTCTTTTCCACAGCAGTTTTCCCAAGCGCTGGTTGTTGATGTAGCTGAAATCCGGCTTCGACCGGTTTCGGGGTGCAAAACCCGTGACCGCCTCCCAGAACTTGCGCCCGATCTCGAATGCCGCGAAAACGCCCGTATCGGGATCGACGCGAATGTACCGGCGTGACAGGGAAAGGTCGGCATAGCCCGGAAAGGCATCCAGTTCGCGGGATCGCACTGCCAGCCAGATTTCATCGGGATCGCGGATCGCCTCGGCGATGATGGCGGCATAGATATTGCGGTCGCGCTTCATGACCTTCAGATCACCCGACCGGTCGCGGAACAACTGGTCGCTGATCGCGATCTGTGCGCCTGCCGGGTCGGACCACAGCACGGCCCGCCCGATTTCCGCCCCGAACGGTTGCAGAAAAGCCTGCACGTAGGCCTCTGGCGACAGCCCCTCCGCAAGGCGCGCGGCAACAAACGGCCGCGCCCGCTTGACCAAGTCTGCGATCGGCTCGGCGCTGTCCACCGTGACCCGGCTGCCTTCGCCAGCAAACCGGCTTTCGGGATCGTCAAGAATTTCTGACGGAACCAAACCGCGTTCCCACAGATTGCCCGGTTGATAGTCCCAGCCCAACCCGATCCCCCGCGGCTGCATCACCATCTGGCCGGTCGCCTTGTCGATCACCGGCATCAGGGCATCTTTCGGCGCATCGTCGGGTCCGGTCTTGCCCATGGCCTTCAGGTCGCGGGCCGACAGGCTGCGGACGCCGCAACTGCACAGCCAGTCATTGGGCGGGTAGTGGATGTCCCACCACGGATCGTCCCATCGAAGGACAAGGTTGTTCCACGACAGGTGGATATGCCTTGGCACCTTGGGGTTGCGGCTTTCGCCGTGCTTGTACTGCCAGAACGGACGATACGCCACGACGTCAGGATCGCGCATCTGTTTCAGCCGTCCCGCCATGAAACTGGTGCGCATGTTGGTCTGGTAGATCGTGCGGATGCGCCAGTTCCGCTCGCCGCGGTAAGCCCAGCCGTACTTTTCCACCAGGCGGTCGAACTCCTTGGCAAAGGTCTCGACGGTCTGACCTTCTTCGGCAGCCCGCATGATGGCGACCTGAAATTCTTCACCCATGGCCATGTCGGTGACCCCGGCGACGACAAACTTGCGGTCATGATCACCGCGCTGGGTGTCCAGCCAGATTTTTGACGGGGCCACCCGTTTCTGACGCAGGAACTCCACCTGCTCACGGAACGACTGGCGCACCGCCTCGGCCGCAAAGCCGGTCGGGGGCAAATCTTCGCCGTCCAGGAAAACCGCTTCACGCCCCCAATAGGCGGCAAGCTCCATCGCTTCGCCCAATTGCGTCGCCAGCGCGACCGGCGACCACGTGGCGACCACGGCCAGCAGGTTGCGGCTTGCCTGATCCAGATCGGGCGCATCAAGGCAGCCGCGGATCGCCGCGATGCGCCTTTTCCAGTGATCGGCCGTCAACACCACCAGATCGTCGACGATCCGGTCTAGCGGTTCATCGACAGCGCCAAAACAGACCGGGCAGTCATCGCTGTGGCCTACAGTTTTTTTTTGAGCCCAGTGGCGAAAGCCGGTCCATTGGCGTCGCTGTCCGCTTCAACCGGCACCGACAGCCGGGACGGGCCCCCGAAGGCAAAGCGTGACGCGACAATGGCGTCGACCGCTCCATCAGACAAGCCGTCAAGCAGCCCCGAGGCCGCGATGATTTCCCGCGCGATGCCATCGTCGTCGATCTTCGCGGCCGTTGCCAGCACCTCGCGCAGCGCCTTGTCGCGCGCGCTGACTGCCGTTGCCTGCGATGCCTGCGTGTCGGCTGTTTCTTTCTGGTTCTCCGGCCGTGTCCGCCAGACATGCGGAACTGCGGCACCCGGCATGTTGTAATCGACAATCCATCGCAGCAGCTGCTGATGCAGGGTGTCCGACAACAGGTCGGAGTCACTGTCGACCAGCAGCTCCAGCATTTCGGCATGCACGTCGCCCAAGGCACGGCTGCCGGACTGGCCAACAGTCGACGTCAGGGTTTCGCCCGTCGTGCACAGCGAAATCTGCGTATCCCAGTAGGCAAGGAAATCCTGATAGGTCACGGCCCCCGACCGGGCGGCTTCCAGAAACTTGACGTCCGACCCGATCGGCAACGCCACGGCCGAGCTGGTCCGGATGGTGGCCAACGTGTTCACGAAACGCCGCTGTTCGTCGGTCAGCGTGCCGTAGGGCGTTGTGCCCACCACTGTCGGCCCTGCATACTTTTCCAGAAAATGCAGCCAGAACGTCACCGACTCGCGCTTGAAGAAAACCGGCCAGAACAAACGGTTGCCAAGGCCCAAACCATAGGGGTTCTCGCCTTTCACGCCGAACCGGTGAACAATGAACTTGCGGTCGGGCAGTTCCATGCCCATCCGCATGGTCGCAAAGGTCAGCAGGCGCGGCCGCCAGTCCGGACCAAAGGCAAACCGCCGCTGATCATGGCTCTTGACGTGCGACGGCACGATCCGCGACCCATCTCGGGTCCAGGCGATTTCCGAAACGGCAAAGCCTTTCAGCGTGGCATCAAGCAGATCTTCGCAAATGCGATCAAACGGCAGACTGTCCAAGACCTCCCTGACAAGATCAGCCGCTTCGACATCGCGGGGTCTCTCACTGGCCCCTTCGACCTGCCATTCGCGCGACAGCAGGACCTTCTTGCGCTTTTGCAGCATGGCAAAGGCATGGGTGTCACGCTCGATCTCGTCATAGATCTTCAGACCCTTGCCGCCGCCGCGGGCGATCAGCGTGTCATCGGCATGCTCCAGCAGACCCGAATAGAACGGGATGGTGATGTCGTTCGAGGCATTTGCGATCATGCCCCGGGCTTCACCCGGCAGGTTTTTGCGGGTGTCCGCGGCGAAACTGACGGGCTTCGGTAACTTTCTGCGGCTCATGACCTGTAGTCCCCATAACGGTCGGCACCGGAGGCCCCGGACGTCATCACCTCGCCGCCTGTGCCGTGGCCGCCACCTGAATAGAACAGGGCGTGCTGCCACAGCATGTCGAGGCAGTCCGGGCCGTCGTCATGATCGGCATTCGGCCATTGCTGCAACTGGTCGATCAGGGTGCGCTGTGTGGAATGCAGCCGGATCAGGCCCGCCGCGATGGGCGGCTGAAGCCGCTCGATCCGAAGGTTCTTGTCAGAGTTGGGGATCACCGGCACGGCAGAGAGGCCGACTCCTGCCTTTGCCGCCTCGACCATCAGGGACGTACGCAGAAACTCCTGAAACTGCACCGTTTCGACGAACCACAACAGCGCGCGATACTCGCGCTGCAAGGCGATGGTGTCGGCGATGATCATATCGGGCAGCCGCTTGCGGATCGACGCCTCGACCACATCCATCCGCCCGTTCATCCGGTCCATTCCGCCGATCAGGATGGCAGACGGATCGCGGCCCTTGCCCTTCTTTCCCAAAGACGGGTCAATGGCGCCGAAAAAGACCCAGTCGGTCTGACGCTGCACCCAGTAGGTCAGGTCGCCGAACGGATTGCCCTCGCTGATCGGTTTGTTCTGGTACTCGGTCTGAAACGCATCGTGCGAAGCGGCACGCTCGAACATCAGAAAGATCAGCGGCTGAACGCCGGGCCAGTTCACGACTGCGCCTGCATCCATCGCAGCCTTGCGTCCGGCATAGAATGCACGCGCTGCCGGATCGCCATCGTTCTGAAAGACTTCTTCGAACTGATCCCACAGCTCCATGTCATCGGGCCACTTCACGATCGCCTGAAACTCGGTCACATTCCAGACCGGCGATTTGGCGGCACGGACAAGAACGGCATCAAAGTGCAGCACTGTGCCGACCCAGATCACATGCATCGATCCGTCAGGCGGCCCGACCTTTAGCGCCGCGCGGTAAATCCAGTTCTGCAGTTTCTGACGCTGTTCGGGCGATCGCACCGCCTCGTCGTTTTCCAGATCGTCAAAGAACATCAGGTCAGGCCGATGCGGCCCGTGACGGCGTCCCCTGATTTTCTGCAGCGCACCCAGACCTTCGATGCGGATGTTGCCGCGCGTGACGATTTCGCCCTCGCGCCAGACCCGGCCAACGCCACAGGCGTCAGGAAAGTCGTTCTGCAAGCGCGGGTTGGTCGTCAGTTCCGCCTTGATGGCCTCGATCAGCAACGCCGCCTGGGCATAGACATCGCAGACCTCCAGACAGTACCGGGTCTTGCCGAGGACGATGCAGTAAAGCGCAAAGCCAAGGCTCATGTGGGTCGATTTTGACGACCCGCGCGGGGCGATGAACAGATCACGCACGCCCTTCGACGAGGCAAGGATTTCCGGCACGCGGGCAAAGATATGCTTGTGGAACAGACTGTGCTCGCCGCGCACATAATGTGGCAGGTAGGTTTCCATGAAGAACTGAAAGCCGTCTTTGGCTTTTGCCTTTTTGCGGCGCTCGGCCTTGGCCGCTGCATCGGGTGAAAACGCCTCGACGCTCAGTTCGATCCAGCGGGCAAAATCGCCCGCCATCTCGGCAAGCTTGTCCTTGAAGGCTGATTTGCTGATGATCGCCTTCAGCTGCGGCTTGCGGGTCATGACGTATAGAGCCCGGCGAGCCGCTCGCCGAAGGGCTCGATGATCTCCAGAATGGCAGCGGCATGCTGCGGGAAATACTGGCGCACGAAGTCCAGAAGGTGGCTCATCACGTCCTGCGCCACACCCAGTTCCGAGATTTTCGGGGCCAGCTTGCGGGCCGAGCTGGTCATCTTCGTCATCGCATCGGCCAGCGCCACCAGATGGGCA